CAGTTTATGAATTACTACATTACGAATGTCATGGAGGATTACACTCCTGACATGGATCAGATGTTGTTTTATTTACCGCTTGCGGGAAGCACGTTTAAGAAGACTTATTATGATGAGGTCATGGACCGCGCTGTAAGTAAGTTTGTTCCTGCACAGAATTTGGTTGTTCCGTATGACACTTCTGATTTGGATACGTGTCCGAATATAAGTCAGCTTATACGGATGGATTTAAATGATTTGCGTAAGAAGCAGCTTGCGGGGGTTTATTTAGATATAGACGTTATACCTGCGCAGGGTGATGTTACGGAGGTTGATTCTGAGATAAACCGGATTGACGGCATTGAGCCTTCGCAGATTGATTACGACTGCACTTTGTTGGAGTGTCACGTTGATTTGGATTTAGAGGGTTATGAGGATTTAGACGAGGACGGGGAGCCTACGGGCATTAAGGTTCCTTATCTTGTTACTATATCTCAGGACAACGGTCAGGTTTTGTCTATTCGGCGCAATTACCGTGAGGATGATCCGGCTAAAAAGAAGATTGCATATTTCACGCACTTTAAGTTCTTACCGGGATTTGGGTTCTACGGCTTGGGCTTGATCCATACTATTGGTGGATTATCGCGGACCGCGACCAGTGCTTTGCGGCAGTTGATTGATGCTGGTACTTTGTCGAATTTACCTGCGGGGTTCAAGGCCCGCGGACTTCGGATTAGGGACGACGACGATCCTTTACAACCGGGGGAGTTTAGGGACGTAGATGCTCCGGGTGGTGCGATACGTGACAGTTTAATGCCTTTGCCATTTAAGGGTCCTGACCGGACGTTGTTTGAGTTATTGGGTTTTGTTGTACAGGCTGGACAGCGGTTCGCGACTATTACTGATATGAAGGTTGGGGATGGTAATCAGGGTGCGGCGGTTGGCACGACGATAGCGATGTTGGAGCAGGGTTCGCGAGTAATGAGTGCTGTTCACAAGCGTTTACATTATGCGATGCGTCAGGAGTTTAAGATTTTGGCGCGGGTAATGTCGGAGAGTTTACCGCAGGAGTATCCGTATTCTGTTGCGGGTGACGAGTCTAGCATTATGGCGTCGGATTTTGATGATCGTATTGATGTAATTCCTGTTAGTAATCCGAATGTATTTAGTCAGGCGCAGCGGATTGCGTTATCTCAGACTAAGATGCAGTTAGCGGCGCAGGCTCCTGAGATGCATAACATGCACGAGGTTTATCGTGATATGTATGAATCGTTGGGTGTGACGGATGTTGATAGGATAATGAAGGCGGTTCCGGACGACGAGCCGCGGCCCTTGGACCCTGCGCAGGAGAACATCAACGCGTTGGATCAGATTGAGTTACGTGCGTTTGCGGGTCAGGATCATCAGGCTCATATAACGGCGCATTTAGTTTTTGGTTCTTCTCCGATGGTTGCTCAGATGCCGCAGGTTGCGGTTGCTTTACAAAAGCACATTTTGGAGCATGTTAAGATACAGGCTGAAGAGGCTGGTATGCAGCAGATGCAGCAGGCGCAGGGTGGTGACGAGGCTCAGATGGAGATGCAGTATCAGGCGGTTGTTGCTCAGTTGATTGCGCAGGGTATGCAGCAGGTTAAGCAGTTGTCTGGACAATTATCTGGTCAGGGCCCTGATCCTCTGATAAAGCTTAAAGAGAAAGAGTTGGAGATTAAGGCGCAGTCGGAACAGTCGGATGCTCAGATGGATCAGGCAAGACTTCAGCTTGATGCTCAGAACCAGCAGATGCGTGGTGAGCAGTTTCAGCAGCGGCTTGAGAGCCAAGAGCAACAGACCGCGGCACGTATAGACAGTGCGATGCAGCGTGAATTATTAAAGCAAAGGAGTCAATGATGGCTAAAGTACGAGTAAACGGGGCCCCTGCGGGTCCGGCACCGAAGGCAGTTCCTTACGCTGACATTAAAGATCAGGGCCGTATTCCGTATGGTAAGACAGCGGAGGTTCGTGTTCCCACCTCTATGTCGATTAAGACGGCTCGTGGTATGGGCGCTGCGAAGCGCGGCGGCAAATACATTGCGTGTGTCTGACGGATGCCGCCTGAGTTGCTTTGGAGCGGTGGGTTAACCGCGGTTCTGGGCGTTTTTGGCTGGTTATTGAGGACGTATGTAGGGGAGGTGCATCGTATTCAAATACTCTTGAACCGCACTCGGGAAGAGATGGCGAAGGAGTATGTTACTAAGTCTGACAACACTACGGACATGAATCGGGTTATAACGCGTTTGGATGCGTTAGACGCTAAGATGGACCGCATGTTGGAGAGATAGATGATTGATCCTGTAACGGCTTTTGCCGCAGCTAACGCCGCGTTTAAGGGCGTGAAGATGTTGGTTGGTGCTGGTCGCGAGATGCAGGACGTAAGCAAGCAGCTTGGGCAGTGGTATTGTGCGGTTGCGGATATTTCCAAGGCTGAGACTCAGCGTAAGAATCCAACGTGGTTGGATAAGAAGACGCATGGAACCGATAACATAGAGCAAGAAGCTATGGATATCGTGATCCGTAAGAAGACCCTTTTAGAAAAAGAGAAAGAAATTAAGTTCATGCTGGACTACAGGTTTGGCTTGGGCACTTACGACGAGATGTTGGGTATGCGGCGCAAGATACGTGCTGAACGGGAGGAAACGGTGTATCGTGCTATGGAAGCCAAGCGCCAGATACAGAATAACATGGCTATTGGTGCGTTAAGTCTTGGTATAATCGGCGTTTTAGGTGGTGGTATGTATTTAATAGTATTGGTTACGCAATGATAAACGCGCTTATTTTGTCTGTAACTCTTGCGGGAGTAGCTAATCCGACGCATGTTCAGTGTCACTTATGGAAACGGCTTACAGCCGAAAACGGTCAAAAGATTTGTGTTTATAGGTTTACAGCGGGGTATGGTGGTTTGGGTTATCATTACCCTACGAAGAGTTTTTCTGAGTGTCCGAAGGTTTTTAGTTGTCTTTATGAGAGGAAGGACAAGCGACCTAGCTTGTCGGAAATATTAGATGGCCTGAAAGGAGGTTTCTAATGACTATGGAGAAGTTTTTGGCATGGAAGGTTATGCCTCGGCTTATGATGTTGGTGATGACGGTTATGTATATAAGGGTGATTGAGTGGTTTATGTCGTTACCGCAGGATGTTGTTAGTACGCAGGCTACTGCGCTTACTGCAACTGTAACGGGTGCCATGACGGGTGCCTTCGCCGTATGGTTAGGATCAGAGAAATGATGGCATTATTGGGAAGTTTGCTAGGCTTTGGTAGTTCTTTTCTGCCCGAGGTCCTTAGCTATTTTAAGGCTAATCAGGTTCAGAAGCATCGTATGGAGATGATGCAGCTTGAAACGCAGTTGGCGCAGAAGCGTTCTGAGATGAAGCTGGTTGAGTTAGACAAGCAGGCGGATATCGCGGAAACGAAGGGGTTATATGAGCATGACCGATCTATCGACGCTGGCGGATTTATCAACGCTCTTCGGGGTTCTGTGCGTCCTGTCATTACTTATGCCTTTTTCGGACTGTTCGTAGCTACGAAAGTAGTTATCATGGTTAAAGTAGGGCAGTCGGGCGGCGATTGGACAGAAGCTGTTGAGCTTATGTGGGACCCAGAAACAGCCGGACTTATGTCGGCGGTCTTAGCGTTTTGGTTTGGAAATAGAGCAATCTCTAAGTATGCGGGGAAATAGTTATGGGATACAAGTTAGGAAAGCGAAGCCTATCAAGGCTAGAAGGTGTCAACGACGGTCTGGTAACGGTCGTGAAATACGCTATCGGCGTAACGAAACAGGACTTTTCGGTCATCTGCGGGTTGAGAACAATGGAAGAGCAACGCGCATTGGTTGCAAAAGGGGCCTCGCAAACCCTGAAATCAAAACACATTGACGGCAACGCCGTTGATTTGATGGCTTACTGCGACGGAGGGCGTTGGGAACTCAACCTCTATGATGAAATTGCTGACGCCATGAAGGAAGGTGCTGAGGCTGCGGGTGTAAAACTCCGTTGGGGCGCGGCGTGGACGATAGATGATCTTGGTGCGTGGGAAGGTAGCGCGGAAAATGCAATGAACAGCTACATTGACATTCGCAGATCACAGGGACGCAGGCCCTTTATCGACGCTCCACACTTTGAAGTTATGTTTTAATGTACGCGTTCGTTCTCATGCTGTATCTCGGCTATGGGAGCGAACGTAAATTAGTTGTGGATGATCTGTATTTTTCCCAGTTAAACGTTTGCAATAGGGTAGCCGAGGCTCTTGTAGAGCGTTACAGCACTCACGGTATAGCGACAGCGGACAGAGCGGTTGCATATTGCTTGCCAATAAAAATTATGGACGACTCGTTGCACGTTTACTAAAAAACAAGTAGGTTTCCCATATAAGATTAAATGGGAGAATCTGGGAATGGATGAGATACGCGTTGCAGAAGCTGTTTTTCGCGTTATAAGGGAAAGAAGA